AAAGGCAGGTACAATGTACTTTCGGGTGTCCAAATTTTTCCCCTTTTCCAGTATTTAACTTTACATTTTGTTTACAAAATAAGTACAAATATTTCATTGACTTTTTGGTCACTATATGGTATATTATATATAGAACAAGGGGAGAGAGGAAACCCCCCTTGAATAGGATTAAAAAAGGAGAATGAAAAATGACCGTATCAATTGCAACATTAACCGGTGATATTATCACCACCGCCAAAGATGTACCACTTGACCGTATAATGTGGCTTGCTTCTTTAGCAAAAGAGATTAACTGGAAAGAAGACCATTCATTAATGTGGATTGAGGACAAAGAAGACGGTTTGTATTGTAAAGTGCTGATTGAATTTGATAAATAATAGCCATACTGAAGAGCCGTAACGACGGCGAAACGCTCCCGCGGGGGCGTCTATGGATACAAAAGCAATTCCATAACAAATTTAAATGCCCTGCGGGGCGGGAAGGTTGGTACATTATGGCAAATTACAAGATTACAAAAGACGAGAACGGTAACAAGAGGCTGGAGCGGCTGGAGAAGGTGCTAAACATCACCTTCACGCTGATTGACAAAAAGACCCACGGCGTTGGTACAATGAAACGGACGGCAACACCTGAAACGAAAAAAGGTATAATTGATTTCGTCAAAGACGAGGTAAAAAAAGACGGTTTTAAGGTTGTTGACATTCTCGTAGAAAAAGCAATAAAAATCACTTATGTAGATTTCGCAGACCTTGACAAATTGGAGATATTCCACGACTAAAAAACGCCCTGAAGAGTCTTTGAAAATTAAGACGAAACGCCCTAAAAGTAGGGCGTCGGCGTTAAACATCAACGCAAATGAAACTTGAAAATTAAAAAGGAGAGAAAAAAAACTATGAGTAAACGGAAACAATTTATTACAGAAAATGGCGTCAATTATGCAAATCACGAGCGTGTCGCAATTGGTGGAAAAACTTTTGAAATTGCGGGCTTTATTGACAGTGAGAAATTTAACACTAAACTACAAAAGTGTCAAGCCCTTCCAACCCTTTTAGAATGTTACAGAGCAGTGTCAAGCGAAAAAGAGGAAGTCTATTGTAAATTGGTAGAAATGGCACAGCGTTACAGAATTGAAGGGCTTTATGGTGCGCACGGGATATCTTCGTTTAATACTTTTATGTTTACTTTCGATTGCATAATAACCAACGGTTTTGACAATTTTTACGCACACATCACGCCAGCACACAACTACTTGTATGTTTTTGGAAAAGAGGCGTAAAAAGTGAACAGAATAGTTAAAATATTTATGCAGCGCGACGGGCTCTCAAAGCCCGACGCGTTACACGAATATGAGGAGCTTAAAAGTATTATTTCAGACTGTTTGAATAATGGCGCGGACTATGATGAAATAGAGGACATTTTGTTATATGATTTCGGTCTTGAAATGGACTATATAATGGACTTAATCTAACTACAAAAAATTTGCTGTGCTATCGGCGTGACGGGCAAAGGAGAATTTTTAATTGCAAATTGACACAATTCAACAGTTTAAAAATGAAATTATCTCAATGTGCGAACACGGTGTTTTTTATAGGATTTGCAAACAGAAAAATGCACCGTATTTTCACCCGTTCGACTTCAAGGTAAATTCATTTAGAGAGGCACAGGAAATTATTATTGTCCTATCAAAGCACACATATTTGCGTAACTGGAGTATATTTCACACAATAGGCAACTACTATTTAGCGTGCGCAGACTTGGACTGCGTAAAGGTTTATGATAGCATAAGGGGGGTGATATAATGTATGCGTGTGCGCTTGAATTTTGCATAGGCTTAATAGCATTTGGAATAATAGGAATTTTAACAGATAAAAATAACGAAAAGAGGTAAATTTAAATATGATTGGATACAACGCTTTTCTGTATACATCGCCGCACAATTGTTATGTAATGTTTACAGATAAAATAAACATTACAGATAATATAGTTAAAGCTTTTATACGCTGTGTTAGTGCGCACGAAAATTTTGAAAATATAGCAAAGGGAATAACAAAAAAGCTTGAGAATGATAATACTACAATAAAATATTTTAAAAATAATATAACAAGAGTTAAATATATTGATACGGGAGAGTATCACAGAATATACAATAAAAACCTTGATTTAAGATATCCATTTAATGATAAAACATTAGTGTTCTGTTTCTATCATTAATATGAATGTAAAGTCCCCTCTATTATGAGGGGGCTTTATTTTTGCATTATAATTAGTTAAAAATTTTTATTAACTATTCACATCAATTGCATAATTCAGCAATATTTCATTATCAGTTAGCACTCTTGAATATACTCTAAAATTCTTAATATTTCCGTCAAGCTCTCTGTTCGAAAAATAATTTGACATTTTAAAGCATATTTTTATTACATTATTTGTACCCAAACTTCCATTTTGTGTAATTACTTTTGCTCCGTCATAATATACGGAAACTTTTTCAACATTATTTTCCTCAAAAAATACAAAAGAAAAAGTATGATAAGCATTAGCCGCCATCGCAATTCCGCTTTCTCCGTCATCTGTCCAATTGCCTGCTTTCCACTCTACATTGTTAGCAAAATTTTGATTTATATTTATTGCAAAAATTTCTTCCGTTCCGCTTTCCAAAGTAACAGCTCTACCCATATTGGTTGAACTATCTACACTATTCCATTTAAAGCAACATTCAATAGTCTTATACTGAGCAGGGTTTGTCAGCAAGGGGACTGTAAAACCACGCCCTATATTTTTGCTTTGAATTTCAAGTCCGTTTTGTACATAGCTTGCACCACTTCCACCGCCACTATTTTTTATTTCATCTTCAATTGTTGTCTGCACCCAGTCAGCACTATTCCACACCCCGCTTGTTGGATTTACGCACTTATAAAGTGTGTAAAGTATAGGTGTTAAGTCAGGATTTGCATAATACACCAAATCACCAACATTATAATTTGCATTTGTACTATTATATATTGGCGCAATGCTCTGAATTGCTGACTGATACCTTGAAAAACTTGTATCATCATTCTGTCCTATCTGACTGTAAATATCAGCGAATTTTCCTGCAATATCATCAAAGAATTTTACTTCGCTCCAGTCTGCATTATTCCAACTACCTGTTACATTGTAATTTACGCATTTATAAATTGCTATTGTACTGCCATTATTATACCAAACATAGTTACCTGAATTATAGGTTTTACTACTATCAAATTCACCCATTGAATTAAATACTGCTTCAATAAGTCCATTTATCTCCAAAATATCAGCACTATTTTGATTAACATTCAATGTAAGATTTTGAATAAGTCCAAGGAGATATTCATAGTTTGTATTTGCACTATTTATTACTCTCTGAATTTCTCCCATTATATTTGAAATAGACACCCATTTTTCAGCGTTCCATACACCTGTTACATTGTTCTCATTGCACCTATATAATTCATAAGTTCCAAAGTTCCAAGGTCTTAAAGTCTCCGCTGTATCTCTCCAAACATAATCGCCGGTATTATAAATAGTATTTTCTGAATACCCATTAGCTACATTAATGTACTGCGAATAAAGCTTGTTTAAATGTGCCCACATATCAAACGCAAATGACACATAAATTTCCCATTTGCTTGCGTCCCAAGCACCTGTTGTTTGGTTAATGCATTTATACAAAGTTATATTGTCAACTTCCCACGCTTCTGACGCTGGTGTTTCTCTTGCTACAACCTGTGTCGGGTAATATGTAGTATTTTCATTATAAAACGGCGCAAAATTAGTAGCTACAAAGTTTCTAATTGAGGCAAAAGTCGATATATCATTTGCTTGATTAAGTCCAATGGTATTTGCCGTCCATTTAGTTGCGTCAAATGGTGAATTTGCTGGAATATCAACAAGTGCCGTAAGTAAAACACCGTCTTTCCACACCATAGTGCCCCTCTGGTATGGAATTGTTTCGTCATAAGTGCTTGCAATATTTGATTTTACATTTGTTACAGCCGCCTGCCCCTCAACTTCAATCTGATTTTCTCTTGCTGTTGCCCTTATAATTTCATCATTTAAAGCACTTTCAATCTGATTTTCTCTTGTGGTAGCCCTTGCTATTTCAGCATTCAGATTTCCTTCAATTTCGTTCTCCCTATTTGTCGCTCTTGTAATTTCATTATTCAAGGCGGTTTCAATCTGATTTTCTCTTGCGGTAGCCCTTGCTATTTCATCATTCAAATTTCCCTCAATTTCGTTCTCTCTATTTGTCGCTCTTGCTGTTTCTTCCTCAATCGCCACTCTGTTCGCTTCTATTTGTTCGTCCTGTTCTGTATCGTGTTCAATAATTTCGTTAAGTTTTGCCATAACTTTGCAAAGAAATTCATAGTATGACAAACTCTCATCGTAAACAAGTGGTAGTATCTTATGTGTCCACCACGGAAAAGCTTTAATATGCCGCATATTTTTAACCACCTTTCTGCTTACCAAATAAGCATAAACAAATCTGATAATTCGTCAATTATCATTTTATCAATGTTCAATAAACTCTCCCTAAATTCCATTAACATTTTAGCGTATGATTTTGTTCCAATTTTTCCGTGTTTACTTTCAACATATTCTTCTGTATTTGTTATTTGTTTTGTCGCATTTTCATTACTTGTTTTGTCATTACTTCCCTCAATATTTTCACCTTTATTTTTTGTTCCCGTTCCTGTGTTAGTCAAATTCTTTGTATCTGTGTTTGTTAAATTCTTTGTATCGGTGCTTGTATAACCGCCATTATTTTCAGTTGTTTCCTCATTAGTTACAGTTGTATTATTTGTGTTTTTCGTTGCACTGGTTAAATATGTTTCATTTTCAACATTATTCAGTGTTCCCTGTGGTGTTGCTGAAAACATTTCCCATTGCGTTCCTGTTGTGTGTTGCGTACCGTCTTTTTCTGTGGTATCGTTATGAGTTTGCACAACTTTATCTGTGCCTGTCTGCGTCAAGGTGTCTGTGCCTGTTTGCTTCAAACTATCATTATAAGTTTCGTCAACACTTTTTTCACTTCCATAAGTTGTATGTTCGCCCTTTTCTTTTTCTCCTGTTTCATTACCCTCTTTATTGATATTTCTTGTTGTTTCCATTCGATAATCTTCCAACGGATTAAACTCCAAAAGTTCACTTTGATAAAGCTTATTATAATAAGGCATTATTTCATTCATTCTTGTGTTAAGTCTTAACTGCCAAAGTCCGACTGTTTCCTCACAAATTTCTCTTGTATAATAATGCTTAATTATTTTCGTTTCCAAAACGCTTCTATAAGCTTCATCGAATATAGGAAAATTGCCAAAAATTAGGGGTGCACTTTGAGTAATTACATCATTTATTCCTGAATAATCTACGCTTTCAGTTCGTCCAGCTTTTTGTTCACAAATGTACCGTAATTGTGTTGTGTATTTACTCATTATCATCACCCTCATTTCCGCCCTCATAATCAGTAATTATAAAGTCTTTCATTAGGCGTGTATCGTCACGATAATCAACGCTGATATTAAGCCCAAACATTTCATTGATTTGTTTGCAAGCTTTTCTCCGCATTTCAAGTCGTGAATATCTGCTTGCCATTGTTCCACCCTGATTTCTTTGCACTTCGTCAGAAATAAGTCTTTCCTTTTTCGTGATATTTACATTATTAATGCCCAAATAAGTGAGTGCTTCATTCCATATCTGTGTGCGCAAAGTGTAAAGTTTGTCTGCAACATAAGGCGCACCTGTTGTAAGCACCTTGAAGTCATTAGGGTTTAACTTCTTATCTCCTGCAATAACGGGTGAATTTCCGTCATATTGTTTGTAAACATTCTGCATTGTCAATCTTTGCTCTTGGTCACACACAATAAGTATAGGTGTTTTTTGCGCCTTAACATTGACATCAATTGTCCTGTCAATATCATAAAGCCTATGTGAAAAAATTTGAACATCAAGCTGTGAATTTGTCCGCAGATAATTATTCCATATTATAACGCTATTTTCCTGATTAAGCCTATTATGATAGCCATTATCTGCATACGCCTCTCGTTCTGTTGGCGTGTGGTACACATCAAATACGCCACTTGTCGTACATCTTAAACAAAGATAGCCCAAAACATCATCGTTAAAAAATACGGCTTTACCCTGTGAAAAAAGAATGAGTTCCATAAACCGTTCATCAATAGTTTCGGGCAAGTTTTTCCATTCAAACATTGACACCGAAAGTTCGACAAGCCTGTTATAATATTGCCGCCAAGACAAGGTGTTTTTTAACGCACTTTCCCAAAATTCAAGGTCTTTTTTTCTGCTCATTTTTACGCACCCCCCACTGGTGAATTTGCAAGTGAATAATTTCCAACATTAGCCGCTGTCGTCCAATAAGTAATTCCATTCATAAATATGTGTTTTAATGCTTCTTCTGCTTCGGCGGGCAAGTCACCACTTGAAGTACCTTTAAGTATTACATATGCCATTTTTACATACTGGAATTGTGGTCGTTTTGTTTGCCCCAAATTAGGAAAACCAAGTCGATTTACTTTATACCCGTACATTGTGAAATATTGGTCTATAACTTCTGCCATTTCTCCGCTTACGCCCATATCATAAAATGTAAAGCCCATTCTGTCTTGCAATAAATTTATAACAGCGGAATTATTTTGCACATTTGCTGTGTCGGGTGTTGCTTTTGCATTTGCTAAACTGCCAAGAGTTCTTGCGACATTTAACGCCCCCATTCCAAGGGCAAATTTACTTCCATAATTTCTACCGCCGCCGCTACCTTTATTCATATCGCTTGCAATAATTCCTGCAATTGCACCTAAATTTGCATATCTTTCTGAATTTTTTGTTGTTCGCTGATAGTTTCCTGATTTGCGCATATATTCAGTTGACATATTTGCCATTTCTTGTGCTGATTTTGATATCGGATTTGCCGCCGCTCCTGCTCCTGTTGCCATTATCGCTGTACTTGCAAGTCCCGCCGCCAAACTAATACCAAAACTTGTTTTATTTTGCGCCCACCATTGTGTGAAACTATCTTCGCTCCAACACGGCATAGGAAAGTCCTCTAAAGATATACCATTTTCATAATCCAAAACTAATGCCCTATAATTGTTAGGAAATGCAAAAGCTTTTGGCGCAGGCATTAAAGCATTAAAGGTTTGGAAATTTGCCTGTGGAATATCGCCGTCCATTGTCGAAAAATACTCCCACCTATATTCGGCATTTTGTCCATTTCCGTTGCTTGCTACAAGCCGTTTAAAAGGATACTGGAAAAGCTTTTTATTTTTTGGTACAAAAGAGTTGTTTGGTCGTCTTACATAACTGAACGCCATTCGCTCATTGATTGAAAAGTCGTGATAATTCCAGTTAAGTGTACTAAAATTATCGTCATATATTTCGCCTGTAATTTGAAAAACGCTAACTATTTTAGCTGTTACGCTGTTTAACGCTTTAATTGCCACCTGCACAACTGCAATATCAGTCCAATTTGTAATAGGAATTGCAAGGCAATATAAAGCACCCCCAAAACGGTTTCTGTACGCTGGATTTGCTTGATTACCTTCCATATCGCCGGGAGCAACAGTCTTTGGAAAACCATTATTATAATTTACATAAGGCTCATCTTCGTCCATATTCGGCAAATACATTATAACAGTATAAAGCCTATTTTTATTATAATAATATCCTGACTTATAATGACAAATAAGTTCGTCTGTTCCTATTCCCTCATCAACTAAATGTTCGCCAAAATTGTCTGTTGCGGTATGTTCTCTTTCAATAAAACAATTACCAAAAGTAAAGTCAAAATAATAGGTCTGCATATAGTCAATTTCAAAGGTTATTTCAGTGGTAATATTATTGACATATTCGGCATTAGTAATAAAGCAATAAAACCACCGATTTTTTGGAAAACTTGCACCATTCTGAAACATCAAATAATTATAATCTCTTATCTGGTCAACTGGAATTTCAAGGCGCATTGTATTTTCGCTAACTCTTGTGTAACTTTGCTGTGTAAAACTGCGCTTGTCAAACTGCATAAATTTTGTGTATTGGTCACTTGCAGACACTTGATAAAGTGTGTGTTCGTAACTATTATCAATTGGCACATTTTTTAGAATGTGAACAACTCCCTGTGGTGCTATGTATGCCATTCAATCACCCCTTTAAAATTGCCAAAATAGCCTTTTCCATTTTGTCAATTTCAGCTTTTATTTTATCCTCTTTTGTTGTGGTGTTTTTCGCAAACCCATTTAGCCCTTTTTCTTTTATTCTCTTTGGATAATCAATGTGGCAAATATCGTTATCAATATCCATTTTACCGTTATTAACTGAATTAAGTCTTACCGTTCCAGTCTGCCACATTCCGTAAGTGCCTGTGTAATTGCACTTATCACCCCATTCAGCTATCCAACAAGCAAACCTGTCACGCACATTTTTTTCAACATAATTTGTATACCAAAATGTTGAACAATATACGCCCACAAAATATCCTGCTTTTTCAAGGGTAAGACAAAACTGCTTTACAAGATTTGTACAAAAATTCTTACCCAAATCAAACTGTTCTTTTCCCTCTATATCGAAATATATTGGCATTTCAAATTGCTTACCTTTTAGCCATTCAATACAAGTTAAAGCTTCTGTCATTCCATATTCCAATGTTGTTGCTCTTGTAAACCAATAAGCCCCTATGTAAAGTCCAGCCTTTTTTGCTTTTGAATAGTATGTTTCAAACAAAGGGTCTTTACCTATATTTTTATTTGCATTATTTAAGCGAATAATAACTCCCTCATAGCCCTCACTTTTCAGCTTTGCAAAATCAATTTTATCCTGCTGAAAATATGAGATATCAACTACTTTCATTTCAAACACCCCTTTCAAGGTCTGCAATTCTGTGATTTTGTTCGGCAATTTGTTCGTCCTGCACAGCGTCCTTTTGTTCCAATTTATAAACGCGTTCAATTACTTGATTATGTTTCTCCATTTTCTTTTCAAGTTGTTCAATGCGATAACTCATTAGTTTTGTGCCACTAAAAGAGCCAATGAATGTACCCAAAAGGGAGAATAAAGCTACAACGACTGTTTCACTCATTTTTATCACCTTTACCCTTTTCATATTGTGTTCCAAAATAAAAGCTTATTATAACGGTAAATAATGACTTAAATTCATCATCATTTATTTTCCCAGTTAATGCCATAATACAAAACACTAATGTGAATGATAAAGTGACTATTGATTTAACATCTATTAGTTTTGTGATTTTTCGCTTCATTTTATTCTCTCCTTATGAATACATTGGTAAAAGATTAAAGCGCACTATACTTTAGTAAAAGTAATGGTATCGCCCACATCACTTTCGGGCGTAATTGCTGTACCGTTATAAACAGCATTTCCAATCTTCAACTGCGGTACTGTTCCGTCTGCTTCTGTATTCGGAATTATAAAAGCACCATACCTGTGGACTGCAATACCATTTTCGGTTGCACTTTCCGTCTGCACAAATGTATAATTTGTGTTCTGGAGAGTTGCTGTATCACTTGGAACAAGTGAAATAACTGTGTTGGTATCATCAACGCTCTTATCTGATACTGTAAATGTGATTGACGCAAGGTCTGTAATTGTTGCGCTATCGTCAACAAAAACGACTGCATTTGAGAATGGTGAAGATGAAACAGTTTTCCAAATGTTATAGAAATAGTTCCAATACATTCCACTCGAAACATAAGTTTCAGTAAATGCCGCAAGATTATCATAAACCTGAAACCATTCTCCGTCCACCAAAATAGCTTTGACATTTGCCATAAGTGCAAGTTCGTCAGCCGTTACTTCGTCTATCTGGTCTGAACCTGCTCTAATAACATCAAATCTATCGTTATCAAAGGTGGTAAAATTATCAATGAGTTTAAGCTTACCCATAAACTCCGCTTTATCCATATTAAATGCGCTTGCAAGCACATTAACATCAAACTGGGCGTTGAAGTCTGCGTCCATAAAAATAAACTGGTCACGCTTTGGCGTAGTTGTGTGAACGCCTGCCGCATTGTTTTTATCACTCATAAATGTGAGAGAATTTGAAGTGCCACGAAATTTTACAGCGTAATTTTTAATATCACTTCCGTCAACTCCTATTGCTCTCATTTTTCCGTGAGAAACGGCTTTGATTATGAGATATTTAAAAAGCAAAAACTCATCATATTCTGCCGCTGTGTAAATGCTGTCAACAAGCTTTGCAATAAAGTCTTCCATACCCTGAAAACTTGTAAATGCCTGCCTCAAATCTCTGTCCTGAATTGTAAGAGGATACTGCACTCTATAATTCATAATGTGGAAAGCACTTGCAACATCGGGTATTGTTCTCTTAAACTCTCTCTGTTCTGCCTTTTCTGCACTAAACTCTCTTGCTTTTGCAATTTTTACAAAGTATTCGACGACTGTATCACCAAATTCAAGATAGCCCTTTTTAAGTTCTTTGTAAGCATTATTAAATACAGCCGACTTGATTTTTACTGCGGCAATTCTGTTGACAAGTGAAGTCAAATATTCATTTGCAAGTCTTGGATAACCGCAGACAATTTCTCCCACCTTTGGTACATCATTTGACTGTGTTACTTCGGGTACAAGTGACTGATACTCTGCGCTTGCATTTGCACGAATGGTATTTATGATATCAGCCGTGCTTGCGTTTAGTGTTGTTACTGCAATTCTAACTGGCATAATTATTCCTCCTTAAATAGGTTTTCAAATGTTAATTTTTTTGGCTCTGAATTATCGTCATTTTCATCATTCTTTTCTTCCTCTTTCTTTTCTATATTTTTCTGCTCTCCCTCGAAAAATCTTGCCTTATACTTCTCCCGCCACGCTTTGTCATTATCTTCATATTTCTTTTTCCAATCTTCTCCGTTTTCTTCGGACTTATCTAAACTATCATAAGTGTCACTAACATCTTCAATAAATGCAAGAGTTTCGTCACTTGTTTCATCACCTATGATACTTTTTAATTTGTCCATTAACTGTTCCTTTTTAAGCACGCTCATTTTCTTTTACCTCTTTTCTTTAAATGTAGTGTTGTGAGGATTTTCCTCACTTATATTATAACATAGAGGGTTGTGTTTGTCAAGGCTTTAATAGGTGTTTTTTGCTTGACAAATTTAAAATAGTGTGATATAATAAAGATAGTGAAAGGGAGTGAAAACGCTTTGGAAAATTCATCAAATGAGTATTATGACGGAACAAAAGTATTGTCATTAAAAGACATTAATGGAGATACACCTGAAATAATAATTGTAACCACAAATAGAACGGGTGGAAAAACGACCTTTTTTAACCGCCTTGCTGTGAACAATTTTGTTAAGAAAAAGGCGCAATTCGCCGTCCTTTATAGGTTTGTTTATGAGTTAGACGACTGTGCAAATAAATTCTTTAAAGATATCGGAAATTTGTTTTTCCCAAATCATAAAATGACAAGTAAAAAACGCGCAAAAGGAATGTACCACGAATTGTATTTTGATGAACACTTATGCGGGTTTGCAATTGCGCTTAATAGTGCTGACAATATTAAAAAATATTCTCACATATTTAATAATGTTGAATTAATACTTTTTGATGAATTTCAAAGCGAAACAAATAAATATTGTGATAATGAAATAAATAAATTCCGTTCCATTCATACATCAATTGCAAGAGGAAACGGAAAAATGGTGCGCTATGTGAGGACAATTTTAATAGGCAATCCAATTTCGATTATAAACCCCTATTATGTTGCTTTAGGAATATCAAGCAGATTAAATAAAAATGTTAAGTTTTTAAGGGGTAACGGTTATGTACTCGAACAAGGATATAATATAAACGCTTCAAATGCTCAAAAAAATAGTGCATTTAATAGGGCTTTTTCTGGCGATACATATGATGATTATCTTGCAGAGGGTGTGTACTTAAATGATAACCTTGCTTTTGTTGATAAAATTCAAGGAAATTCACGATACATTTGTACCCTACGGTATGACGGTCAGGATTTTGGCGTTAGAGAATTTGCAGAACAAGGAATAATATATTGTGACGATAGACCGGATAAAACCTTTTTAAATAGAATTTCAGTGACAACGGAAGACCACCAAATTAACTATGTTATGCTTCGTAGTAATGATATATTTATTATGAAAATGAGATATTTATTTGAACACGGGTGCTTTAGGTTTAAAAATTTAAGGTGTAAAGAGGCTGTTTTAGGCGCACTTTCATATTAAATGGTATCAGCATTTATCTGTTATTTTGGCACAAATGGCTTGCATACTTGGAAGATAGTACCGTTTGTGCTACGGCACTGCAAACCGCTTAATAACTATAAATGTTATTGATATAAAAAGAGGACTGTTTTTACAGCCCTCTTTTTTCTTTTATCTGTTTAAATAACTTTCTGCAAAACGCTTCATTCCCACATCACTTAAAAGTATAAAATTGTGGACAAGTATTTCCTTTGTAAAAATTTCACCACTAAATGTTACATTTGTAAGTGAAATATATGTGCCGTTTCCACGCTTAACAAAGCTGTGATTAAGCCTTGCACAATTTTTACAAAATTTCTGTAATTCAACGCATTTTGCTTTTGCCTGTTCTCTTTCATTATTTGTCAATGTTCAACACTCCATTCTCACAGTCAAAATATTTGTGCATTATTTTTTCCCACATATAAGGATGATAATCTGAAACTTGTTTTAACCCACAAAATCCATCTTTTTTTATTCTAAATGGACATTCAAAACAATATGGATAAGACTTGCAAACCTTTGTAATATCGTGCATTGCACTCTGAACAAGTAAAATACGGTCAATATCCTTTGGACTTATCACCTTGTAAATATCCCACTTAGAAGATAATATTTCGTCCATATCTAAATGTAGTTCCATTGGTTTTTTAGAGTCTGAATTTTTATCAAAACACCGCAATTCACCATTATACAAGGCGCAATAAAAACCTAAGTTAGGTATATGCACATTTTCGCCTCTTGCAATTCTATCTTTTAATTCCTTTAATGTAGCCATTTATATTCTCCTTTTCTTTTATATAATTTGTTATATTTTCCTCATAATCAATAGGGAGTGCACTATGCGATAATATGTTATCCAAAGCACATACTGGTATTCGTTGTATTCGTCCAAAAAAATAACATTCGCCACATTCGTGATTATCACAATATTCTGAAATTGTTTTAACTGCTGTATGAACAGCTCTAACATCGTCATTAACCATTAGTATCACCCTTTCTATATTGCTTTAATTTTTTTCTTTCTTTGTTATATATCTACGCATATTTTCCTCATAATCAAAGGGCATTGCACTTTTTGAAAATATCCTATCCAACATACAAGTGTGTATTTGCGTCCCGTCTAAAAAATAACATTCACTGCATTTGTTGTGGGCACAATAATCTGAAATTGTTTTAGCCGCCGTGTGAATAAGCCTAATATCATCGTTAATCATTGATATCACCCTTTCTATATTGCTTTAATTTTTCTTTCCACGCTTTTTCAAATTCGCCTATTGGATTATTGTACCATTTAAGCACCTGATTATAACTAAATGAAAAAGACTGGACTGAACCGCCTTGCGGTAGTAAATTCATTTCAATTCTATCAAAATATATACAAAAATAAAACCTATCCTTATATCTTTTCTTAATTGCAATTAAAGTCTTCATAATTTGGTCATAAGGGTACATATTTTTTAATTCTCCTTTCTTTGTTTTGCCTCAATATATATAAACTTTTCAAAGTCTAATTTTTGTCCACATTGCGGACAATAACAATGGTGCTGACTTGAATTTGTTATATACTTTTGTTGCTTGCAATTAGGACAACAAAACACTCTGTAACCCCCACCAATTTCCTTTATATATTTTAAAGGTTTTGGCTTTTCCTTTTCTCTTATACTTTTAATCCTATTTATCGTGTAATACGAAAATTCCATAATAGCTAATATTCCATAGCCAAATATCGTTAAAACAAATGTGATAGCTAAACAAATAAGAATGACAAAAATTGTGTCCATTTTTATTACCTCAATTCATAAGTTGTTAAGCAAAGGACAACACCGCCCCTTACTCTTTTTGGTATTAATTTTCCTACTGATTTAAAACCAGATTTAAAGTCCGTTATCTCTCTTTTTTCAAGCACATATTGTTTTTCAATTTTGCGCATTTTATTCCATTCTTTTGCTCTCTCTGTTTTCCATTGTTCTTCTGTTAATCCTTCCATAGAATAAATAAAAAACTTCTTTGCACCATCTCCCATTCCTGCGCACTTAATATTATAGTACGGTTTTTCAACTTCTTTTAAATTTTTTTTCACCACCTTTTCAATGTATGTTTTTTGCCTTACAAACCACCCCTGCTCCCAACAACTTTCAAGCTTCCAATGTAGGAACGCAGTATCGTGTACTTTTATACCTTTTATTTCTTCGGGCAACAAATCACAATGAATACTATCGGTATCAGCGTAAATAAAGCCTCTTTTATCTGCACCGTAATAGTTCTTTTGCGCTGCACGAATTGTAAAATTTCTTGCGTAACTTGTAACCGCTGACCCTGCTGGAATGAAAACGGTTTTTTTATTCTTTTCGTGCACCGTATGAAACTTCAAAACTCCATTTTCAACTTCGCAAACCTTAAATGAAGAATAAGGACTTGTTGCAAGCTTTCCGTATAAATTATTTAAAAACAATTTACATATCTCTCTTATTGCACCAGTTGAAACAATTTTTAAGCCTCTATATTTGTTAATATATTCATCAAAAATTCCAACCTCTGCGGAAAAGAAACAGCCGTCTAAAATTTCAAGGTTTATAAGGTCGTATTGGTCATTTATAAGTTCAAAATCTGTTTCAGTTAATGTAAGTGTAACGGGGTGTTTAATTACTTCTTCTTCGTAATATTTTCCTTTTACTTTTCTTGCGTGCAATGTTACATCGCTTGTTTCAAGCCATTCATTAGTTTTATACAACGGGTCGTGCTTAATCTGAATACAAGGCAATTTGCCCTCTTTTATTTTAAATTCTGTGCGTATTCTTATGAAATAATATTTATCATTTCCAATAGCTTGTAACGGTATGTAATTACCTTTCCAAAATTTCGGCTTCCCAACGGGATATTTATTTCCACTATCTGAGTGCATTACTGACGGGTATAAACTATTTACATCTGCCGTTGTTCCGTTATTAAAAATTTTACACTCTTTCCCCTTAACTAAATAACACCAACCGCCACGATATGAACGGCGGACATAACTGTCAACATCTTCATCGCCATACTTTTCTTTGTTACATTTAATTAGTGTTAAGTCAGGAAACATTCCTTTATATGCTTGTTTTCCACCGAAAAAATTCTGCCTAAATTCAGTCAAACAGCAACTTCCAATAGTCAATTTTTTATGACCTTGATTAAACATTATTTCTAATGCTTCTTTAACGACAAGAACATCATTTGCAATATATTGCTTTTCTTCGTCCGTTATTTTACACCCTGCATACCTAAAGCCCTCGTATTCCATTTCAAGCTTTTTATGCTTTGTGGCAAATGATTTTCCAATTTTTCTAACTGAAAAGGGAAGTAGTTTTAAGCTATCTCTCATTTCAATGTATATATTATTAATTTTTAGCGTAATGGTGTACCAATCACCCATAGAGGAAATTGAGTATTTGAAAGAGTTATTTGGCATTTCATTAGGCTCATAAAACGAAACATCTAATTCGCTATCACCTGTCTTGAAAAGTGCCTGTTTTAATTCAGTTTTTTCAATCAAAAAGTTTAGCCAAAAACTGCCGTCAAATTTTAAATTGTGATAATAAACTACTGTGTTGTTTTTGAATTTTTTGAAGGCATTGAATGTATCAGAAATTGAAGAAAAAATTTGAACATCTTCACTCCAAAACGGGACTAAAGCTGACGCCCATACTTCGGTATATTCCTGACCTTCATAAACAGTTGTTTCAAAATCACCAACATAATATTGAGAATAGCGGATTTTGTTACTCATAAAATTCGTCCTTATATAATGCACTATTTTTACTAATAAGAGCATAAATATCTTTTCTTGCAGTTGCGTCAAAATCGGCTTCATATTCTGACGCTTCTATTTCACCAATAAATGCCGCTAAATAATCAATTGCACCTGCTCTTAGAGTTTCTTCATCACTTGCATACATCATTTGCCAATAAGCCGCTGTTGTTTCGTTTTTTGCCTGCTTATAATTTTCAATAATTTCGTGACCCCAACTTTCATAATATTCATTGATTAATTTTATCAATAAGTCTGCCGTTGCACGGTGCATTAATGTAGTTAAGTCTGCATTTACTGTATCAATAATTTCAAGGTCAATTCTTTCTTCGTATTCACCCTTTCTTTGTGCCCACGCTTTTTTTGACGCTTGTGAACGGTTTATAAATTCTCTTTCTTGCTTTTCCTGATATTCTTCTGTTGTAGCGTATTTTTCACCTGTTTTTGTGTAAGCTTCACCCAGTACATCATACTTACCCATTTTTGAAAGAGCTTTTAAATAATCTTTCGATATTCGAGAGGGGGCTTTTAAAAAATCTTCTGCAAATGTTAACCCCTGTTTTTCGGCATAATTAACCCACTTTTGCAAACGGTCAATTTGCTCTTGAAATGCCTTTTGATTTGGTGTCAAAAATATCACCTGCCTAATTGTTGAAAATTAAAGTCCACATATCGGGGAAATATGTGGACTTTTGGAGTATTAAATTTCTTCTACCTCTTCATTCTCGTCACCAAAGAAATCGTCAAGATTATTCTTTCTTTCTGTTGCTTCTATCCTTTCAACATTTTTTATCCAAAGGATAGGATAAATTCTCGTAGTATCAACATTAGCGTTCTCTCTTAGTACAACAATTGTACACGGCTCTGTTGGAACATTCTTTGCGGTGCGAACAAATCGAACATCAAGCTTTTTTCCACCCTTTCCAACTGTCTTAAAAGCGGTAAACTTATTACCGTTTTTCGCCGTAATTTCCTTGACCTCAATAATTTTAAATTTTACTTCATTTGCCATTGCTTTTTTACTCCTTTCAAATAATTAGTTTTCCTGTGTTGCGTGTGCGATAAAAGTTTCCTCTGACATTGCGTATTTCTTTGCCTCGTGGGTAAATGAAATAACATCAACAACCTTGACATTTGGCGGAACAATATCAGACCTTACACAAGCCTTGATAATATCACGCTTCTGTTTGAGGATATGAGGAAATGTAAAGGTCATTTCCTCCGCCTGCTTTGTGTCAACATTTACAGCAAGCACAGTCGCCACAGTAGTGCGGAAAGTTCTGTTAACCATTGGCTTTCTCATTTTTAGCACCCCCTTTCTTTTAGGTTACTTTAATTATACTACATTTATTTTGATTTGTCAATAGGTTTTAAAATATTTGAGTGTTAATTTTTTGTAAATAACATTTTGTAATTTTACAAGTTAATATATTCGGGTACGAGAATGTACTGTTAAATGGAAAATTTTTACGACGGGTAAACGGGTGCTAAAAAATGACGAAGTTGTGGTGCATACGGGACACCCCTTGAGTACATTGTACCTGCCTTT